TTCTTTTTCTTTTTACCACCCGGTGTTACTTTACCAGAACAAACAGCAGAAGCGTACATGTTTGCGTAAGCTGACGGATAAACATCAAACTTTCGTTTTGCTGCTGCTTTACCTCTTGCACAAAGTTTAGCCATTACTTCTTACCTTTTTTCTTTTTCATTTTAGCAGCAGTAATAATATCACCTCTAGTTATTTTTTTAGGATCACCATACATAGCGGCTAGTTTTTTCTTTTTCATTTTTTTCTTCGGTGTACCGCCTTTTTTGTACATCATTCCGCCACCCATTTTTTTTACAGGTTTTTCATCCTTTTTCTTTTTCATTCCGTACATTGTTTTCTCCTATGTGTTGGTTATTTGTAGCACACTAATAATAATGTGCAAGTCGTTTGCATTTTGTGCCGTAGCCTTAAAGACTTCTGATTCTTTTGCAACAAGAGTCGACGTAAGTAATTCAGCCGATGTTTTTGCTGCAATAGATTTATCCTTTTCTAATGAGAAAGCATTAGAACTAGAATCCGTTAGTGTCATCGTTAGCGTACAAGCATTGGATGCGTCATCATTCGATACACGTATTGACTTCACAATAGCTGTTGTTTCTGCTGGCACAGTAAACACTGTTGTTTCATTTGTTGTAGTTAAATCTACTTTATAATTTGTATATACGTTTGCCATCTATGATAAAAACCAACTTATTCTTTCGTCGTCTTGACGAAGTGTTTCTGGAACATATGTGTTGTTCAAAATAAATATTACCTGTTCTAGTGTTTGTACAAGCTGTGATACTTGTTCTCTACTATATTTTTCTGTTGCCTCTGGTAGACGTGGTGTTGTAATCTTTGACATTATCCGCCTCTCATTCCGTCTGGTTTAATATCAAGTCTCATTGTACCGTATCGCCAGTTATCGTCAACAGCGTCACTTGAAACACGTACAGCCACTTGTCTGCCTCGTATTCTTGTATCAACTTTTGTTGTAGAAGTGTCAACATCAAACGAACCATGGCTTGTTTGCGTACCACTAGGATAAGGTCTTGTTTTTAATGTAACATCAACAGTGCCTGTTTGATTTTTAAAGTCCGGTATAAATCTAGATACGGACATAAAGTTATCACCATCAGCAATATCAATATCACCAGATTCAATATGATTAAGCATCGCAACACCATCATCATTAGAACCTGTCTCATGTAAATATACAAAAGTACGACCTGCTTTAAGTCCAGTAATAGTAGAGATTGTTGCTGTTGTATCTGTCGCTTCAAACTCAGCCGCATAGGGATTATCATACACACCGCTATCAGCCCATGATGATCTTGCTAATGTGCCTACATACCATAAGTTTTCTGCATAATTATATGCAACCATTTTATCTATTTGTGTTGAGTTAGCAGATGGATAGAACCACATGACTTCGTTAAAATCAGAATTTGCAGCACAGAATACATCTTGTTTTGCATTTGGATTAATATCATCAAACACATGATCTTGCACAGTGCACGGTATTTTTTTTACTGCACCATCATATATGAAAAATGAATCATCGCTCATCCAAAATGATGTACCCGATACATCAACAGCCGCGTTAATACCTACAGCACCACAATTTGAACCTATTTGTTTAAAACCAAAAGTAAGAGGAGCACCAATAAACTGCATTTGATATAGTGCTGTATCTGTCCAAACCATCACCGCACCTCTTGATCTAACGGCTGTATTAATTTGGTTTCCGTCTGTTAATCGAAAAGAACCTGCTGTATTTGTTGCTGTTGGTGTCCAATCATTTGTTGTTTCTTGAGAGGACCAACGAAGAAACATATTATCTTGTGTGGAAGATGTGCCTATAGTTGTCTCTGTACCAAAACAAATAACATGTCTATCATCACCCGATACTAACATAAATCTAGATTTAGTAGGAGCGTTTGATACATTTGTTGTGCTGGCTAAATTACTAGAGAGTCCCGATGATGTGTCCCAATAAAATAAGCCTCCATCAAATTGTAGTGATAATACATCTTCGCCCCAGTTATCAAGTGCCCATTTTGATGATTGTAGTAAAACACCTTCCGCACCTGTTAGACCTTCTCTTGATGTATCCCATGTTGACGTGCTCCATGTACCTGCACCCCAACCATAACCAAATAAGGAGACCGCTGCACCAGTGTTTACTTGATATGTGGCGTTAGCTGTTACGCTTGCATTTCCAGTAGAAGTAGCTGCTGCTTTAGCTTCGATGGTATATGTATTAGCATCTGGCACTGTTAATATTTCAAACTCGCCTTGTAGATTAGCTGCCGATATACCATTAACTGCACCACCTACACTAGCAATTGTGACAAAGTCACCAATCAATGCACCGTGATTAGAATCTGTTATTGTTACCGTAGAAGATGTATTTGTTGTTCCAAACTGTGTAATGTTACCAGTACCCGTAGACCGTGTTGGTGTTATGTCTGCATAATTGTTTTCTGAATAGGCGTAGAGTTTTTTATTCGTACCATAAATGGCGTATTTAACACCATTTAAGGCAGAATAAGTAAGTATAGCTCGAGTTGCGCCGACGAGAGCATCACTTGTTACTTTTGTCCAACCGCCAATCTTTTCTGGTAAACCATATCGAAAGCGTACGTTATCGCAATCAACCCATTTACCTTCTGCACCATATTCGGTATTTTGTTTATCTATACCGGGTGCTATTTGTAGTTTGGTTAGTGGCATACTTACACAGCAGTTTCATATAGTCTAATCCAACGATCAGTACCGTTAATGTTAACACGTATTGCTCCTATTTTAGAACCATCAGTGTCCGTAGAAGAAGATACACTTGCTGTGCTGTCTGCCGCACTTGTACCATCAAATCGTATAAACTCTTGATCGCCGTCTCCTTGATCTAATGTTAAAACAGCAATAGCTCCAGTCGCACTTGCTTGATCTATATTTACAAAACCACTTGTAGGTGCTGATGTTCCAAAACCAATTTTGTCTGCTGAGCCATCAATAAAGAAAGCGTGTGTTAGTGTGTTAGTTTCTGCTCTAAAATCTAGTGATCCACCAGATTCATTAAAAGTAAATCCGCCACCATCAAAATCGACATTACCCGATACTTTTACACCACCAACTACATCTAATGTTGTAGAAGGTGAAGCATTGTTAATACCTACCCTGTCGTTACCTGCATCTGTAAAGATAAGGTGTGTTGCTGTGTTACCTTCTATTCTAAAATCTTTATCGGCTCCTGCTTCATTAAATACAAAAGCACCGCCGTTGAAGTCTACATTACCTGTAACATTTAATGTTCCGTTGGCCGTGATATTTCCTGCATCATTCAAGACATCGAACATAGTAGAACCATCCGAATACAAGATGTGTTTAGCACCTTCAACAAGATTAACACCTGTGCCACCCGATGGTTTAAAGGTTAAGTTATTACCACCGTGTGTTGTTGCATCATCGACAATGTACCATGTCTCGACTGCTTCGGTGCTCATTGTTGTAGCGCCCGATAAAGTGCCTGTTAGTTTGATGATTGCATTACTTTGCTCGTCTGCTGTTGTTCCATCATTTGCTGTTAGTGAATCATTTGTACTTGCAACAGCTACAGCGACGTAGCCTTTGATTGCTGATTCTACTTTTTGTAAATTGTTATTTGTTATGTCGCCCCATGTTCCAGAGTTTTCTCCACTTGCTTGAAGCTCTAGATTTAAAGTGCTTGAATATGTTGATGCCATTTAGTCTCCTAGTCCGTGGACCCCGGTTCAACGTCGGTCCAAGTTACGGTTTGTGAGTCATCAACCTCATTCCAAATAAAGAAGTTTGGCGTTCCTGTTGATAACGTAATTAAGTTTTGAAAAGATTCACCAAATGGTGTTTCTTCACCAAGACTTACTGTTATTTGCCCTGCTGTCGTTGGTGTTATATTAGCACCCGCGGTTACAGTTTCATTGCCTAGGGTAAATGTAGCAACGTTTGTAGCCGCAGAAATAGTTGCACCTGCGGTCACTGTTTCGTCACCAACACTAGCGGTAAAAGAAAGACCACTAATAAAAGCGGATCCAACGTTTTGAACACCCGTGCCTCTTAGTGAAGCTATTGGCTGTTCTGCTACTGCTCCATATCCTAGTAACATTTTGTTTTTCCTATATTAACTGTTTTTTTCACGGTCGTAAAGTACATATTATCTCGCTGTTGTTGGTACACCCTTTGATGATACAAATGGGTGTTCTGCAAATGCCATGTATATAAAAGTTACACCGTTACCATTTCTAAAACCAGAATCTATACGCCATTTAAAACCATTACTTAAAAAATCTACTGAATCAGACTCAGAGGAATCAGCATTATTAGCACTAGGCATTAAATAAATATCTCTTGGGTTTCCTGTTTGTGTGTTTCTCTGGTTATCAAATATTCCCCAATTTTCAGTCCCTGTTGTTGCTTTAAACATAACCCAAGCAGGTTTAAATCCTGTGTAAACAAAAGTCCCGTCTGCATTACCATTACCTGTGTAGCTACCAAATTTACTGTAGCCTTGTATAGAAGTGAAACAGTACATTACCATTGCACCTGTATGGTTAGTATCACCATTACCTAAAGTAACAATAGAAGATGTTGGTGTGGTATTACCCCAAGAAGCTGAAGCACTTACTTTTGCATTCGTGCTATCTAAATCTATAAAATGGTCATTGCCTATTGATTTGTGATAACATTGCCAAGGTTTGGTAGCTATTCTTGATTTTGCAATGAGCATATCTGGTACAGCACCTAATCCATGTCCTACTGTTGAACCTCCTCCGTTATTTCCTGTATATGTAATTATAGAAAATCCCGCTGTTGTATTTGCTTGGACAGTAGTTGTAATATCACCATCTGTATTACTTGATGTTGTTCCACCATTAGCTTTCCAATTCCAAGACACATAAGGATGGTCTGCTCCATTAACTCCATCATCATTACCTAATGTAAAATCATTAGAACCAAAAGCAGTTAATCCTGCACTTTGAGTTTGTTCTATATCTGTGCCATCTGAATGAAGTAACTTTGTTACACCCCTACTAGAATCATATAATTGATGTGACCTAGCTGAACCACCAGACCTTTTTTTTATCCAAACCAAATCTGGTTGTATATCTTGACCAACATATTCACCTGTATAATTAGCTGACCCTAAATTAATATTTTTTCCAGAATTTCCATTACCTGTGTAAAGACCTATTTGAAAATATACTGATGGGTCGTCTATTGTTGTATAAGCCATTATCCGTACTCCGCTAAGTTCTTCGTGCAACAAGTATAAAATCCTGTAGGAACGGCAAATTCCATATTACCATATCCGTTAGCGTCTGAATTACTACTTGATATAGAAAAAGATGGGTTACCCCAATTAAATTCCCATGCTAAATTATTTCCACTATCTCTATATCCACCTATAGTAAAAATCCAACCTTCATCATTAGAGGGTAATGTAACATCTTCATTACTTGCGTCAAAAGTTGTGGAAGCATTATTATTATTATACCAAGTACCATCATTACCTACCCATAGTTTATTATTATCTAAATCAATAGCCAACATAACAATATCTCCACTTGCAAAATCAGTAAAAACATTTGAACCTGTACCTGTATCCATTTTTTGAAAAATAGTATCACTTCCCCCCATGTTAACTCTTAGACCTTCTATTTTATCATTTGCATCTGTTGTTCCTGTTAAAACAGAAGGCACAATACCAAACTGACCAATTTGACCAGTTCCTGTTTCTGTCACTTTTGCTTCTACATACCATTTACCAGAGGATAATAAAAATGTTCCTCTGCCATGACCCCAACCATCAACTGTTTTTAATAGTTTTGTATTTCCTTCAGAATAATCAGCCGCTACAGTATTAGTACCATCATCAGCAAAAACAGAATTTATCGTACAGAAATTATTTTGCGGTGTATCTGTTGTAACATCTGTTGCGGCTAGGTTAGCAGGTGTCCAATGATGGTCATTACCGCTTGTATCAGCACCCATACCACTTGAGTTTGCACTTGTTCCTGTTTGTTTAAATTGTAAAAAATATCCATTGGTTCCAAAAGAACCTGTGTATTGTTTTGGAATCCAAACTCCGTTATCATTTGTTTCGCCAAAACTATCTGCTCCTAAAGATGAACCATCAATATTATAAAAATTAGCTAAATATCCATCAAAATATCTTTCAGTAGTTGTATTGCTTACTTGATGTCCTATTGCGTGTTTTACATTACTATTCCAATTAATATTATCATCATTTTGGTTAAGATAAGATGCTGTATCAAAAGAAGTTTCTTTCACACCATTAACATATATTCGTAATCTATTTGCGGCTGTACTTTGAGTTAAATCGCAACGCACAACAATATGATACCATGCGGAAACATCACGGAACAATCTATTAGTTCTTACATCACCCTCTCTACCATTAGGCTCAACCATAAAAACTTGAAACATATCTGCTTTGCCTGATACTTCTGTCCCACAAAATCTAACCCAAATATATTCAGATAAATTTGTATCACTCATAAAAAGCATTTGACTTGATGATGTGCCTATCACACCTCTTTTTACCCAAAAACTTACAGTCCAAGTTTGTTCATTAGAATCACTTGATGGTGTAAATTGTAAAGAAGGGCTATCACCATCATTAAACCTAAGTGAATTGGTTATTAAATCACCAGATGATTGATTTCCTCCTACTACTGGAAATACCATGTTACGCCTTTACTGGAAATTCGCCTAGTGGTCTCGTTACGCTCTTGTCTTCTTGTTCTGTATAAGTAAACAAAGCGGCTAACGCATCAACATCACTAGCATTATCTATTTGTGTTTGCATAGAGTTACATTTAGTTCTCACACTTGCTCTCCAAGTCTTCCA